CAAATAATGATGTATCCATTAATGTAATGTTAACAACAAACTATTTGGATATAAGTAGCATTTCTGTATCGCAAAATACCGATGTATCAAACAGTATAAATATTGAGAAAAAAACTAATTTACATAAAACACATATTAATGTTGCTAATAACCTATATAAATTAGTTCGGTTTGATATATCTGGCGACGTATCATTTTCAAATCTTAAATTTATTAGTTATAACAATCTCGAATTGTCGTTCAATGTTTATGAAATATCAAATAATAATTATACTATTCTAAGTAATAATATAAATAGTTTAACATATTCATCTTCATCAGACATATCAAGTTTGGTTTTTGAATTATACGATGCACAAAAAGTCGGGTTTAATTTTAAATATGATATAGTAGATTATGGTAATATATTTGAATTAAATGAAACAAATAATAAAATATACTATCAATCTAATCATACAGATTATAAATATAATGATTCATTCCGGTATTTTATACAAGCATCCATACCTTTAATTTCAGGTGAAACTACATATTATAATCTAGCTGACATCAATAACTTTTTAAAAGAAGGAACAGGAAATACAAAACATATTAGTTATTTCGATAAAGAAAGTGTTAATGCTACAAACGTAGATTTATTAGACACATCTGGTGTGTATGTAAATAGGTATGGTGTGGAATACAGATTAAAAATATGGCCAACCGGAACTACTTTTGGTAATAATTATATAAATGATGTTAATTTTGCCAATGACATTGATAAAAATATTGATTTTAATATATTAAGTGAAGCTTTATTTGCATCTACAGGTTATAATCCTATTAATAATTTTAACTTATTTGAAGACACCAATGATAATAAATTATTATTTGTTCTTGAAAGTTCTTCTGATACATCACATAATTTATTAAATAACTTTAAGAATAGTACCCACATTGTCACCACCAGCTTTAATGATTCATTTATTAAAAATTTCTTTAAAACTACTACCCCAGATGTATATGGCATGGATAGTGATGCACAATTTCCATTGGATGTTTCGTTCATAACATTAAATAATATTGAAAATTATTATGAATTAAATTCTTTAATATCAAAAATTAATTATACAGGTAATACTGTTGATACAATATCGTTTCTTACTGGTGCAGGTGCCGGTCCATTATATGTATTAGATAAAATCGGCAATTCAAATATTGTGAAAAACGGAGATAGAACCGGAATTATACTAACAGTAAAAGATGAATTCTTAACTAATTTTAATGACTACATAAGTATTTATACAATAGATAATAATACAGATGTTGATGTATCAAATGTCTCGAAGGATTCAACCAAATGGAAATTTAACCAAACCTTTAAATATAAAAATAAATATTTTAAACATGAACAATATACCGATTATTTTACAGTAGAAAATTTAGCCGATGTTAATTTTAAACCGAAACAGCATTTTTTTATGTATGATACTAATGAAGTTGAAATAGACGATTCATCGTTCGTAACATCAACCATTAATTCTTATTTATACGACCCATCACTTACAAATACTACATCAATAATAAAAACTATATCTGGAGAGAATTTATATTGCGACAAACTGTCGCTACCAATAAATAATTTAACAAACAATCAAGATATATCAATAAATAACTTATATGTTAATAACAATTTAAACATCAATAATTTAAATCTAGATATTTCAAGTGGATTATCTATTTCCAATTATTTTTACGATGAATATTTACCAAATTCAGAATACGATTTATCTAATTCTGTTTTTAAACTTGCTTATAACTCAGATGTCTCGTATAACATGCATATATTAAGTGTAGTTGGTGACTCTTCTACAGACTCATCGGGATATGATGCCGGTTGGGAAATTGGACTAAGATTTAATAATGATACAAATTTAAATCGCATCTCAAATAAACAGAATATACGCTTAGTTCCATCGGCAATTTATAAAAATAACACAACAGATATAAGTTATAATTGGAGAAATGATGCCAACATAAGTGACGGTCTTTCATCTTTTCAGATTGATTCAGATTTAGTTCTATATAACAGTAATTTTGTATTGGCGGATGAGCGTTATATATCAAACTCTACCGATATATCTGACGCGCTTGAAAAAGTCTGTCAATTAAATCCAAAAATATACACTAAAAAAAATTATACAACACAAGAACATGTTCATGATCAAATAGATTTTAGTGATAATAACATAAATAACATTTCTAATTTGTATACAGACTCGGGTTTTACCGCACAAGATATTTCGAATGAGTGTAGCGATTTGTCTCATGTAATTATAGGAAATACTGATGCACCTATGTATGTTGATAACACACAAATAGATATTTATTTATGTAAATCTATTCAAGAACTATATCAACGTCTTCAAAGAATATCAATTAAAGTAAATAATTTACCTGAACCTGAACCTGAACCCGAACCTGAGATTCATGAACCCGAACCTGAACCTGAACCTGAATTCTTCGAATAAAATTTAATTAACTATATATAATATTTTAAAACATTATATATAATGTCAAACAACGTTGATTTATACTATTACAAAAACATTATGGTTCAATATACAGATATATGTATTAATGAATTATCTGATGATTATAATACATTAAAAAATTACGATATTAACGGAACAGGAAATGAACCACCGATTATTAAAGAGTTTGATGTTTCAAGTATATCTTTTAATATAGATTCAACACATGTTAACGGAATACAATTAAATAAAAAAAAAATAAAGGATGTCAGTTCTGTCTATCTACCTTGTATTTATTTAAATAAATTAAAATTTGATTTCAAAAGAGATGTTAGTTTAAATAATTTTAAGATAATTGATAATTACGAAAATGATCTATCATATTCCATAGTGAATGCCAATGGCGTTCCTGGTGCTTTCAATTCAATTCATAATATTAACTCATCGTCCCTTACAAGAAATATTTTAACAATTGATTTTTCAAATAATATATCTATTCCTTATAAAATTACATTTGATCGTTCAAAAAACAATCGCATTTTTAAATTTAACAACAATAATATTATTGAGTCTAACATATTAAGAGAAAAAGTAAATAATAATTTTAATTGGATTAATTCTCCGTGGAAACAAATTTCAATAAGTAATGAAACACTTTCCTTAACCGATATATCTGTAAATAGACTTAATGATTTATTGTCAAATGTAGTTAATCAACAAAATAGACCTATATTTCCCTCAGATTCTTCTGCCATTGAGATTCATTCATTAGAGAATGGCAATATTAATTGTGTCATCAATCTTAAATACAAGGGATACACAGAAGACGAATTTGACAATTCTGATTTCAGCTATAATGATTCAAGTTTCGTAACCATCCCTATAGGCGATATTAGTTATAATTATTATATTAGCACCAATCTGTATTTAGATTCATCTAGTTCATTATTTAAATACCTTAAGTTGTTTCAATCAAGCGACCCATCGCTATCAGACCCATCATACGTTGTTACAAATAACATCAACGAAACAGCAATTAAATTACCGTTAGATCAAGACATCTCTTTTAATTTTACTTTTAAACCATATTCAGAAACTGATACAGACATTTATTACGGAACATCATTAAATAATTTTAAATATTATACATCTATTAATAATTTAATTGATAAAATTCCTATAAAAGATCATTGTGGAAATGATATAAATTACTCTTCTAGCGATTTATCTGTCTCATATATAATATCACCTACATCATCAACAATATTAAGTATAGATAATTCACCAATAATTTATGAGGAAAATAGTAAAATAAATATGAAATTTAATAAAATTAAAAGTAAAATTATTAATGCATCAAACATAGATGCTAAAAAATTAGTATCAAATAGTTTGGATATCTCAAGAATAGATTGCAGTAATATTACAATTAATTCGTTGATTCCTAAAGACACATCATTAAATTACGATTTCGAACCATCACAAAATTTTATTTCAAATAATTCTAACCATATACTTGTTGATGCAAGTCATAATCAATTTTGCTCTAATTATTCAACTATTAAACAATATAATACTAATAATTTAAATATAATCAACTCTTTAAATTATGATTTTAGTTCTACTATAGTTAATAGTGTTGACACTAGTTATGCATATATATTGTCATATAATTCAAAGAATATTATTTGTTATGATAATTGTTCTAGTATTTTATCTTTTGGAATATCTTCTGAAGGAATTAATAACAATATTAATTTCGATATTAAAAAAAATTTATTGATAAACAACAACACAGCCACAGGAAACTTCGAATCCACCACAACGACACGAACTAATGGTATTGATTCATCATATGATATAATAACACCATATACAGCAGATATTAATACTATTAGAGTTAATGATATATATATAACGTCTGATGATAGACTTAAATATGATGAAAAAGACATAAGTAATGCGATGAATACAATTGAATTACTTCAGTCTAAAATATATGTAAAAACAAATACTAATACTGTTGAGACTGGATATATAGCACAAGAAGTAAAAAATATAACTGATCTATCATACGTAGTTGATATATTTAACGGTACTTATTATTTAAATTATACTGCTATACAACCATATCTTGTAAAATCTATTCAAGAACTATATAGTATCATTTTAGCTCAAACTGGCACTATCAATGAATTAAAATCTGAATTACAATCGTTACAATGATAAATGATTAATTATTAATTATTAATTATTAATTATTAATATATTGATAATTAATATGTCTGGATACATAACTGAAATATATGATGTTTCTTTTATTAAATTAATGACTGATGGTAGCGGTATTAATATGAGTGGGAAATCTTTATTTCATGTTGGAAGTTTGAATTTTAGAAATAATGATGATTTTTTGTATTATAAAACTAAAAATATTTTTGATCAAGGTCTATATGCTGAATCTCATAAATTTGATGCAAGTCTTATAGATGTTAGTCTTATAAACTATGAGTCTAATACATATAAATTGACTACTAATGACGTAAGTATCAATAATATTAATTGTCAATCAGTCAATGTGACCAATAATTTTTTTGTTAATAATGATATTTCATTTAATCGAAAAAATATATATAATTATAATAGTACAATTTCTGATATTAGCGAAGTAAGTTGTAATAGTTTTGATAGTTATGAAGTTTCAGCTAATAATATTAATATATACAATAATTTAAATGTATACAACACGTGTTTTAAATTAAATAAGAATAGTAAATTAATTGATATTAATGAAAATAATATTATTACATATGATGGTTCAATGTCAATAGGTGACAATGAAATTAATACTACCACTATTTATGGTACTCTAAAATGTAATACAATATCAATAACAGGTCAAGTCATCGGCACCGATAATTATTATTATCCTTTTTATTATCAAGAGAAATATGGAAATAATACAACTCATGATATGGGATCTGCATATTTTGGGACTATCGAAGTAAATTATTTAACTAATAATTCTGATGACAGATTAAAGCATAATGAAACCTCGATTACTAACGCACTTGAAACTATATGTAAAATAAAACCAAAAACTTATATTAAGAATAATAGCATAATTGAAAATGATATTATTAAATCTAAACGATGTTCGGGTTATATTGCCCAAGATATATCTAACGATATTCCAGAATTAAATCATGTTGTCAAAAATGGAAAAATACTAGCATTGAAGTATACAGAAATACAACCTTACATAACTAAATCTATACAGGAACTTGATGTGTTAGTTAATAACATTAGTAATGAAATTAATATAATTAAAAAACAAGTAGAAACTATTGAGAAAAAATAAATAGATATATATATGTATTATGAAAAATTAGTTTCAGTTAAAACTACACCTTATGATATATCAAAAAATTATTATTTCGATAGAATTAAATTAAAACAAGAAATTGATGCAGGATTTACAAAAATACCTGCAGGCGATAATTTAATAGATATGTCATATATTCAATTTGAGAATAATTATATTCATAATAACTCGTTAGGTATAGATTGCTGTGGTAATAGTATAAATAACATTAAATATATAGATTTCAGTTTAAATGTTGTTAAATATTTACAATTTATTTTTGATAGAGAAATAGTCTTAAACAATATTCAGTTTAAAAATTATGTACTAGGTGATGTGTCTTTTGTTTTATGGAGAAGATTACCTGTGTTTCAAGATAGATACTATGACCTCTCTAAATCTTTACCATACCGTATAATAGGCGATAGTAAACCTGCCAATATACAATCAATTAATAATATAGAAGGGAACCTCTCCCATGATTATGTCTTTGAATTCTTCCCATCGCAAACCGTTCCAAAATATATGTATTATGAAACGTATACATCAAATGATATATTTAATATTGAAAATTTTAACCTTAATAATATTAATGATCCATCATTCATAATGTATTATACAAGTAATAAGGATGATATATCATCTGTATATTTAAATCCTGATAGGTATCAGGATAATTTTACGAATGATTTGAGTAATGTTGCGTTGGATGCTAGTTCAGTAGACAGAACATTCTACGGAGTAAATGTTTCATTAAAACAAACACAATATTCTTATATAACTGATTCAAGCAACTTATCTATTGAAATACTTAATGCTTTATTAAACGACCTATCAGGTGATATTATTCCAGATGGTGTATTTGATACCAGTATCAATAAATATCCCATTCAAATTGACAATACTTATCCTAATTTTAAGTTCCAGTTTAGTAACGACACTGATACTTCTAATATAAATATTAGCAGCGATTCAAAATTATTAAAATATCTTGGAATTAACAATGACATCAGTTATAACGAAAATATTAACTTTACTTTTAATGAAAAACCTAAAACAAAGATTCAAATATCTAGAACACCAATGGAACTAAACATTAATGATAACAATTATAACAATAACATTGAATTTATAAATTATAATCAAATAGATTTTATAGAAAAACGTCCCATCACCAACGGAAGCAATACTGATATATCAAATAATGGACCTAAAAATTATGAATTTATTATTAAAGATGATGTTAATGAAATTATACTCAATACACCAAGCAGAGAAATAATAAAAAGAACGAATGATGGCGTAGTATTAGACTTATCTAAAATAGACATTTCTTTTGTTATTACCGACGAACTTAGTTTCAATTCTATAGAACCGTCTAATATTACTATTAATTGTTTATCAGGTATCATTAATACACTAGAAACCACGGATATTTCATTTTCTTTAGGATCAACATTTACCGTAAGTGACCTAAGTATAGATATGCTTATTGTTAATAACAAATGTGATATTATTTATAGTAATATAAATAAATTAGATGCAAGTAACTCAACTATAAATTATTTAGATTTATCTAATACCACTATCACTATTAGTAGTAGTGATATAAGCAAAAGCTACATTAACTTTATTGATAGAAATAGTTACTACACTTATTTAAAATTTGAATTTAATACCCCTACAAATAACGATTTGTCCATTAATAAACTTAAAATACAGGATTTAAACAATTTAGACGTATCGTTTACAGTAAGAGAACTATCAAATAATAACTTTTATGAACCTATTTCACCAGATACTAGTAATTGTTTTACAGGTACATTTAGCAAGGATAAAAAAAATTTCATTCTTGAACTATCTAACCACACATTTGTAACCTCATTCTCTTATGAACGCAATGAAAAAATTTTTAATATCGACGATAGTAATAACACTATTATTTATTCCATTGACGAAAATAAATTAGCAAATGATGTTTCTGTAAATGATATATGTTTAAACAATTATGTTTTTAAAATAAAATTACCTGAAGGTAATTGGAGTATATCTGAAATTAATGCTTTACTTGCAGAAACCAGCGGTAATTATTATAGTCAAGAAAAAAATGTATCCATGAATGTAGAAGCATATAAAACATCCGGTTCTTTAACTGATATTAGCAATGTGCAATCGACAAATATTAGTACAGACGGATTAAAACCAAGAAATACACATTTTAATAAATATGTTCCTTTTACTGCCCTTTATATTAATAATAAACCTTCACTAATAACGTCGTTTGATTATCAAATACATGATATATCTGGACATAGACAACCCAATAATATTTATACGTTTTACGATAAAAGTACTTTCTTAGAATATTTCTTTGACCCTAGTTATCTTGTTCCTTATGATTCATCAGGTAACGAAATCAGTGGCGGTATTATACCAGATAATTTTATATCGTATAATTGGAATTATCCTACAAGTTACAATAGTATCAAACGTTTGGGAAGTAACGTAATAAGTCATCAGACGAGAGAAGATGGTGATATTTCTAATAGTCATTATCAAAATATTTTATTTAATTTAAAAATGGATTCCTTCAATCTATACGCCATTTACGACCCTTCGACCAATATTAGCGATGGTTATGATATTAGTTTAGGAAATAATATACCTTACGATAAAGAAACCTTTGTATATGACCATTATAAACGTATCAATGAAACTGGGAATTTTATCAATTATGAAGACTTAATTCCTGACCTTTCAACCAATACGCCGCGATATGAGATATCCAATAATTGTGTTCCTATATTAGATACATCTATCAACGATAATTCTAACTGTAAAGGATTATATTTGAATGATATAAGTATCAACAGACTACTAACAAATATTGAAAAAAAAATTTTCATTAATTATTATAAAGACTTAATTAAAGATAATAGTAATAATTATATCTTAAAATATAATATATCTAATTCTACGTTAATTTTTGATACTAGTGTCGTTTTTCAAACTCCAATAAACATTATTCCATTCTCTAAATTAATATTTAAAGACTACTATGATGGTGAAGATATTGGTACTAATGACCCAGGAAGTTACAATGATATTTCAAATTCTTACACCACAGCAATATATGCAAATTATCTAAATTCCTATAAAATAGAAACAGGAAATATTTACAATCTTTCTGACGACAGAGAAAAACACAACGAAACCGATTTAAGTAACTGCATTCAAACCATTAATAAAATTAAACCATATAAATACTATAAAACTATTATACCTTATATTGAAAATAATACTCTTAATGTTAATAATCTACCAAATGATGCGAAAATAGAAACTGGATATATCGCGCAAGATATATCTGCCATTCCTGAACTTACACACCTTGTAAATGACGACAATGCAATGCTTAGTTTAAATTATAATGGTGTTCAACCATACCTTACTGGTGCGATAAAAGAATTAAATACAAAAATAAAATCAAACGATATTATTATTAACGATTTAAAAAATAGAATAAATATTCTTAAAAATAATATATAAGGTTATAATATATGTCAACATTCACATTTACTTTATTAGGTCAAGGAATTAGGGGCTTATCTGCTGTTAAAACCTCTAATACAACCAACGAATTTAGCTTTTCTACGGAAAGAAAAATTGTAAGTAAATCATTCCCCACAACATCTAAATCAAATGGCAATTTTATAATGACTAATAATTTTGCTCAAACCCCGTTCCGTCTTGCCATGAATGCCGGCGACCCAGATTTAAAAATAAGAGGGGGGCCAAAAAGTACACGCCCGCCCGCTTCAGGAAAATCCGCAAATTTTGTGTACGATTCGTCTGATTACACACGTTTTAAAAAACTACAAGCAAGAAACAGAAATTACAACGATAGCGCATTATAAATTTTATTATACTAATATATATGCCTGGCAATAATCTAACTTCAACTAACACCGCATTGCATGGTAATATGTTTTCAATATATAAAACTTATAGTAATAAGAATTCTGGTGGTGGTTCGTTTGGAAAATACCAGGATTCAAGCAGTTATACTAATTTAAAAAAAATTAATGCTATTAAAGAAAATGTTCAAAATAAAACTAATTACAGCGATGGTGGCAATGTTAATACAGTGAAATCACATCTAGGAAAAATGCGGAGTTTAGGCACAATTACTCCAAAAAAATTTAACAAATAAATATTTATATTTATATTTATTATATGATTGATACAAATATGAATAAATATTTAGTAGAATTTGTTGGTACTTTATTTTTCATTTACATTATATTGGCGGTTGGACAACCACTCGCCATCGGTGCCGCACTCGTAATCGCTATATTAATTGGAGGAAAAATATCTGGTGGTAACTTTAACCCAGCAGTAACAATAGCAATGACCGTTGCCGGAAAATCTGAACAAAAAGACATGTTGCCTTACATACTCGCACAAGTATCAGGCGGTCTTCTTGCGCTCGAATTGTATAAACACACATTTTAATACGATATAATATTTAATACGATATAAAATTTTTATTGTATTAAATATTTATATGGATATTAACTGGAAAATTATTGAAACATATTTTAAAGATAATCCCGATCACCTAATTAATCATCACCTCACATCATACAACGACTTTTTTAATAAAGAAATCTTCAATATCTTTAAACAAAAAAATCCAATCAAAATTATGAAACAACCAATTACGACCAAAACAAAATCTAAGGAACATAAATATAAATGTAATCTTTATTTAGCAGGTAAAGAAGGCAACAAAATATATTATGGGAAACCAATAGTATACGATGAGAATAATTCACATTATATGTATCCTAATGAAGCACGATTAAGAAATATGTCATATGGATTCTCAATACACATTGATGTAGACGTGGAATTCGAAATCATGAATGACGACGAAACTTTTGAAACACAAACTATCAGTTTGGATAACATATTTCTTGGAAGATTCCCAATTATGTTAAATTCTGACCTTTGCGTCTTGAAAACATTATCTCGCGATGTTAAATTTAACATGGGTGAATGCAAAAACGACAACGGTGGATATTTTATTATCGATGGAAAAGAAAAATCCATAATATGTCAGGAAAAATTTGCCGATAATATGCTTTATATTAGGGATAAGTATAGCGATATATATAGTCATACTGCCGAAATTCGTTCTGTTTCAGAAGACTCGTCTAAACCTGTAAGAACCAGTGCCATCAGAATAGTTGCACCTTCAACCACTCTCACAAACAATCAGTTTGTTGTCGTTATTCCAAACGTTAGAAAACCTATTCCGTTATTCATATTAATGAGAGCATTAGGTGTAATATCAGACAAAAAAATAATTGAATTTTGTTTACTTGATATTAATGCCAACTCTGATTTAATAGAGTTGTTTGTACCTTCCATACATGATGCATCCAAGATCTTTTCAAGAGAATTAGCAATCAAATATATTGCCACCTTTACAAAAGGTAAAACCGTTCCTTATGTATTAGAAATATTATCTGATTATTTCTTACCACATATAGGAGTAGACAATTTTATAGATAAAGCTTACTTTGTTGGATACATGACATATAAATTGATAAAAGTATTCACAGGAACAGAAAAACCCACCGATAGAGATAACTTTAAATATAAACGCGTTGAACTTACAGGCAAACTCATATCCGACCTATTTAAAGAATATTATACTTTACAGCAAAAAAATATATATTTAAAAATAGATAAAGAATACTATTATCATGAAGGCATTTATGAAAACAATTTTCAAAATCTTATACTAAATAATTATCAGGAGTATTTTAAAGAAAGAATACTTGAAAATGGATTTAAAAAAGCATTTAAAGGAAATTGGGGTGCTACCGAACATACAAAAAAACTTGGTCTCGTACAGGATCTTAACCGTCTTTCATTTAATTCCTTCATATCTCAACTTAGAAAAGTAAATTTACCATTAGATTCAAGTGCAAAGGTTATAGGACCAAGATTACTACACGGTTCACAATGGGGTATTATAGATCCTGTTGATACACCTGACGGCGGTAATGTAGGGTTACATAAACATTTATCTATATCTACACTTATCACCGACGGATATTCAAAGTATAAACTCATACCAATATTAAGAAAATTAAATATGTCCTTCCTACAAGAATGTGTACCTAATCAAATATATCATCTTACTAAAATCATGATTAACGGTGATTGGTGTGGATTAACTGATACTCCTTTTCAAATAGTTAGCATTTTAAGATTCTATAAAAAAATCGCTATAATTCCAATATACACCAGTATATCATGGGATATTAAAGAAAAAATTGTTTATATTTATACCGACTCGGGAAGACTTGCTAGACCCATTTTCTATATAGAAAATGACAAACCATCTTACGATAATCCTTCCTTTATTGAAAAAATTAAAAATGAAACCATCACTTGGGAAAATATCGTTTCTGGATTAAATACAAAACACCTAGAATATTCTACACAAATTAATAATGTATACACTCTTCAAGACCTATATAAAACTAGTTCAACCAAGACCGAGGATGTAGGCAGTCTTAATAAAAATAAAGCTATTGTTGAATATATAGATAGTGCAGAGTCTGAAACCGCATTTATAACTACAAACGCTTCAAAAATGGAAAAACGACATACTCATATTGAAATACATCCATCGTTAATATTTGGAGTTATGGGGAACCAGGTTATATTTCCTGAAAATAACCAACTTCCTCGGGACCTTTTCTCATGCGGTCAAAGCAAGCAAGCCGTTTCCGTATATCATTCTAATTATCAAAACCGAATTGATAAAATGGGGGTTGTATTAAATTATGGACAAATTCCTTTAATTAAGAGCAAGTATCTTAAACACATAAATAACGAACAACATCCTAATGGTGTTAATGCTATTGTAGCTATTATGTGTTATACTGGATATAATACCGAAGATGCAGTCCTCTTTAATCAAGCATCAATACAGAGAGGGATTTTTAATACTACATATTTCAATTCTTATGAGGCACGCGAGGAAAGCACAAAAGTAGCAGGTTCAAATATTGACGTTAAATTTGCTAATATTGAAAATAAATTAAACGTATTTAATCTTAAACCTGGTTACGATTATAGTCATCTTGATGAATATGGACTTATTAAAGAAAATACAAAACTTGACGACAAAATAGTTCTAATTGGAATGGCATTGTCTGATATTACCGACCCAAATAAAGCAGTTGATTCTTCTATTTCACCTAAAAAAGGGCAACTTGGATATGTTGATAAAACATTCATGACCGAAGGCGAGGAAGGATTCAGAATCGCCAAAGTAAGAATACGTGAAGAAAGAATACCAGCAATAGGTGATAAATTTTGCAGTCGGTGCGGTCAAAAAGGAACCATCGGATTAATTATACCAGAATCTGACATGCCTTTTACAGCAGACGGACGACGCCCCGATATGATCATTAATCCTCATGCATTACCATCTAGAATGACTATTGGACAACTCGTAGAAACAGTCATGGGGAAAGCTCATCTAGAAATAGGAGGATTTGGTTCGTGTACGGCTTTCAACAATGAAGGTAATAAAAGCGAAATGTATGGAGATATATTATCTAATTATGGTTATCATTCTAGCGGGACTGAACTTTTATATAATGGTATGACCGGTGCCCAAATAACAAGCGAAATATTTATGGGACCAACATACTACATGCGACTAAAACATATGGTTAAAGATAAAATTAATTATAGAGCAAATGGTCCCCGTTCAAATCTTACAAGACAAACCGTAGGCGGACGTGCCAACGATGGTGGATTAAGAATAGGAGAAATGGAACGCGACGGAGTTTTGGCACATGGAATGTCTAACTTTCTTAACGAGTCTTTAATGGTTAGAGGTGACGAATATTATGTCACAATATGTAATAAATCCGGATTATTGGCAATTTATAATAAAGAACAAAATATATATTTAAGTCCAGCCGTAGATGGACCCATTAATTTTACACAAAATAAAGAAGGAAATTATAATGTTGATATGACTTCTAAAAATGGCAAGTCTTTTTCAATTGTAAGAGTACCGTATTCCTTCAAATTACTTATGCACGAATTGGCTACAATGAACATTCAAATAAGAATAATTACAGCTGATAATATTGAGCAAATAGCTCATATGTCTTACTCAAACAATATTAATAAACTTTTGCAAACTTCAGAACCTAACATCACCAATACTATTAGAAAACTCGTTAGAACAAACCGCGACAAAGAATTTAAATTCACCCTTAAACCTGAAACAACAGAATATACTGTAATTGGTCAACCTGTCGCTCCTACGCCTGCTCCTGTCGTCGCTCCTACGCCTGCTCCTGTCGTCGCTCCTACGCCTGCTCCTGTCGTCGCTCCTACGCCTGCTATGATTAAACCATTATTGCAAGATTTATTAGTGCAACAAAAAGTTAAATTTGTGGGAGACGAATCAAATAGCGATTGGGTAATTACAGGAATTGATGATGAAGATATTATTATACGTTCTAATGTTACAAATGAGTTTACACTAACAACAGCAGACGAATTAAGAATACCGGCACCTCAAACTGAATATTCACCCCCTTACAGACCTAATACTCCAACGGAAGATTCACCTCCTTACAGACCTAATACTCCAACTAAAGAATCACCTCCTTACAGACCTAATACTCCAACGGAAGATTCACCCCCTTACAGACCTAATACTCCAACGGAAGATTCACCCCCTTACAGACCTAATACTCCAACTGAAGAATCGCCTCCTTACAGACCTAATACTCCAACTGAAGAATCACCTCCTTACAGACCTAATACTCCAACTGAAGAATTAAAAGAAATTGAGATATTATTACCAACAGAAGAAACTAAAATTGGTGAGGGAGAAGGAAAAGGCAAAGGAGAAGGCGAAGGTAAACCTGGTGATGGAGAAGAACGCAAACAAATAAAATTATAATTGAAATGATTTAATATTAATTAAAGTATATATATATAATGACCTCTACAAGCGAA